GAAGATGAGGATAAGAAAGAGGAAACTGAAGAGAAAGACGAGAAGAAGGATTCATTCCCTAATCTCGAAGCTTTAAAGAAATCTATTCTAGCAGATCTTAAGAAAGATTTCGATTCTAGAGTATCAACTGAAGTAGAGGAGAGATTAAGAAAGTCTGGTTGGAAAGAAGAGAAAGGATTAAGAGGACCTATGAGAACTGAAATTGGTGCTGGTTCTCAGGTAGAGTTAAAGAAAGGCGAATCTTCTGAAGATAGAGTAGGAAAGCTTGCCAAACTGCCTTATAACGTTCTGAAGAGAATGGAATTAGCGGCCGAAGGCGAAGAACTAGCACCTGAAATCAAACAGTTATTAATGTAATAGGAGAAATAATAAAATGAGTCAAGATACTTCATTAGCTGAATTTATTTCTCAAACTCAAAGAGGTCTTCATGGTAGAGTATTTGGTCCTGACTTCCTAAAGAAAAATACTTACCTTACAACCGCTTCTACTACTTTCCAGCAAACTTACGGCAGGAAAATTTGGGATGCCCTAAACAACCGTACTGTAATGTATAATGCTCTAAAGAAAGTGGCGTGGGGATCTACTGCTGGTTGGGTTTTGAGAACTGACAGAGGTAGTGGTAGAATGCGTGCCGTTACTGAAACTGGCGCACTTCCTACTATCGATGTTTCTAACTACCAAGGCGTTTATACTCTGCCTAAGATTATAGCCGCTGACTTCGGCGTGCCGATCAAATCAATCGTTGTTAACACCCTAGAAGGTGGAATGGGAGATATCCTAGCCACTGAACTTCAGGCAACTGAAAGGGACTTCGTAAAAGGTGTTAACCAACAGTTAATGGCCGGTTCAGCCCACTCTATTTCCGCTTCAGGCACTTCTGCCACATTTACCGTTCCAACTGGAGTATGCGAGCACTTCAAGATTGGCGATACTATTAACTGGTATGACCAATCCGCTTCAACTTACAGAGCTCCTACAGCTATTACGGTAAGTTCTATTGACACCACAACTGGTGAAGTTACTCTTTCCGGTGCTGCCACTGCTGGTGGTCAAGACTTAGCCGCAGGCGATGTTGTATACGTTATCGCAAGATCTGGTTTAACTGGTCTTGATGATATCTGCATGGAAGATGCTGCTGCCGTTGGTGGTAAGGGCTCTGCCGTAGATGTCTATAACGTAACTACAAGAACTGCTGGTACATATGCTGCTGCTGCAAACGTTTCTTACTCAGGCACAGGTGTTGGTCGCGCTCTTACTCTTAATATGATCGACGCTTGCATCCAGAAAGTTCGTGAACGCGGTGGCGAGCCTAAATTAATCACTATGGGTTGGGATCAGTACTTCAACCTAGAAAGATTACTGAATGCTCACCAGAGATACATGGGACAAGAGACCTTCCAGGTTGGCGTAGGTGATGAGAGAACTCTAGAAGGTACTAGAACAGGCTTAGTACTTTCAACATACATGGGTATCCCGATCCTTCCCGATCCTGATGCTCCTAAATCTGAAACTGCAAGTGGAGCTGCTGCTCTTGGGTCTAACGTCTATGTACTTGATACGGATTACATCGAAATTGCGGTTGCTATGCAGCCTCAGTATATCGAGAACCGTGACTTCTTCGCAGCCAATGCCATGGTTGTAAGAGGCTTAATCTACATGATGGCAGAAACTCGTTGCACAAGATTCGACGTACAGGCAAAAGTCGCTGATCTACTTGCCTAACAGAGAAAAAGAATAAATAGAAGTAGGTGGTAGGAAAGAAAAGTCTTACCACCTATTTTTTAATTAGAGAGTTTTGAAATGAGTTGTAGTAAACAAGTAGAGTATGGTAAGTTAATAAATGTCCTTCAAGAGCAAGATGAAAAAATGTTAGGAGAGTTATTAACTTTTATAGATGCCATTCTTCCTCCAGGAAAACAAGTAGAAGCAACCAAAAGTAATGTTAAACAAATTGTTTGGAGATATAATAGAGCTGTTCAGTCTAGTATTGATGAAATTACGACTTCAACAAAGGAGAGTTAAATATTATGTCACATAGCGCAACAAATAGCCCAGATGCAAGAATTATTGAACAATGTACTCAAGGTAGGAAGATCAGAAATGTTGCTTCCTTCGGATTTTCTGTAGGAGCCGCAAGAACAAATAACACTGCTCCTAACAGAATTATGGCAGATCTTATTCAAGGTGAAACTGAGAGGATTCCTGTATTCGTAGCTCCTTGCAATTGTAAAGTACTTAGAATCTACGCTAATGGCACCCCGTTCATCAAGAATAATGGTGCTGAGACTTCTACATTAAAATTGGTTAAAGCAGTCATTGCGGATACAGATGTAGATCTTAACACAACGATCACGATTGGCTTAGGGACAGCCCCAACAACAGACACCGCAATAGATGCCGTGTTATCCACAGTAAGTGGTGCTCTTGACCTTCTAGAAGGCCAGCATGTCTATGCTACAGTAGTAGTTGGTGCAACAGTTGAAACTGCAGTAGCTTATGTTACTGGAAATATGGAATGGGTTCCTACTGACACCCCAAATAGTTAAGAGGTAAAAAGATATGGCTCATCAAGCAACACAAGATCCAAATGCTAGGTTAATTGAGCAATGCACACAAGGTAGGAAGATTCGTAATGTAGTTAATAAAGGCATTATTATAGCTCAAGAAAGAACAAGTAATGTAGCGCCCGCTAGAGTAATGG